ACCGACCGGTCTTGTCGCGTGCCCGTAGCAACTCACGATAGCGGTTGGAGTCGCCGCCGGCATCCGCCCAGCACTTTTCGCAGCTACTCACGTGTCTTGCCCTCCGGTTCACACATTGCCTGTGCGTACTCGTAGGTCGTTTCCCAGTAGCCCTCGCGCTCGTTGTGCCAACTATGAGAGGTAGTCGAAATGCCGCCCTGAAGGGTCCAGCCCCTCGCAAGCGCGTGATTAACTTCCTGCTGGAGTCCTTCCCAAGTAGTGTCGAGGAGGATTCGGTATTTCATGGTGCCGACTCGCTCACAGCACGTCGAGCGGCATGCTGAGCAGCCGCAAGCGTCGTCAAGTATTCCAACGCCTTTGAGTACGACCAGGCATGAACACCAGTTTTGTCCTTAGTCACCTCGTCCTCGGTGACCTCCAATCGCGCCGGGGTGTCCTCCCAGTTGATTGAGATGACACGCTTGCGCCAGCCGATCTGGATAGGACCGAACTCCGTGATAGCAAGCCACCATGGAGACTTCTGCCTCAGCTCAACATAAGCATCAGGCCAGTACTTGTTTTCCAGCCGATGGAGCCGAGTCACGTTGAATCCGGCTAGTAGGAATAGAGCCTTTACTTGTTCTTCGTTCATATACCGTTCCCGTTCACTTGACGCATTTCGGACAGAGGTGCTTCGGGTATAACTCCCAGCCATTCGCCGGGATGACCGACACAAAGTTTGCCTCTTGACCAATTCGCGGTAATTCGGCCTTGGCTCCGCAGCCCTCGCAGATGAGAGTCACGGGCTCACCGCTGGCTTTCTCAGCGCCAGTATTCTGGTGAGCAGCTTTTGCGAAGGGACAAACCTGACAGCGTTCAGGGTCTGAACCATCGGGGATGAATCGATGCTCAAGAACTGGCTTCGGTTCCACAGCGCGTCTACCGTGCGCAGGACAGTCAATATCTGGATAACCCTTTTGCACACAATCGAGAGTGCATCCAGGGCCTTTCGCTATCGCATCGGCTTCGTGTTGTGCGTAGCCACGTCGCACGAGCAACGCATAAATCTGCGACTCCAGATCGTCACGGGTCGTCTCGTCAGCGAGTCGAACGCTCCAGTTTTCCTTTTCGGAGTCGAATATCTCGCCGGCTTCCATCACCATCTTCATGGCCTGCAGTTGTGTCTCGGCGCTTATCTCGGTGTGGACCGTGTAACTCACGCGAAATAACTGCGTCTTTGAGGTCCGGTTAGTGTCGCTCATCGTAGCGTTACCTCGACCTGATGTTTCTCGCGCTTTGACTTCGGCAGGAGATGCCGCACTTTATCGACATCGTAGACGCGATCTCCTATCGCAACCTCGTCGCCAACTCTTGGCACAATAGAAAGCGGACCGTTCCACCGCGCCTGCCGTAGGGTGCCGTAGCCTGCGTAGAAGGTAACTTCAAGATCCTTGGTCATGACGCCTTTACCCCGAAGCCCGTAGGGCCGATGCCAAGTGGATGAGGTTCCCAGCCGACTGGCGCGATTGCCAACCGCGCCGTCTGACCGTCTACGCTCATTGCCGCGCCGCGCATGTTGAGCCCCAGCGGGAGACCAATGAATTGAAACGGGTGACCGCACTTCTCACATTTGATCGAGACGTCGGCCATGAACTCGTTGGTATCGCTCATGTGATCGATCCGCACTGCGGCGAAATGAGCTACCGTATGAGAGCAACGCTCCTTCTCGGTCATAGCGTCATCCTCGCTCGTTTGTCTTCGCAGGCGGCACAGATGCATTGCGGCCCATGCGCTCGTACCGGAGCGGGGATCTGCTCAGAAAGTTTGTCGGCGATCGCCTTAAGTCGGATGCCATAGCTCCGCAGGGCGTCGTCAGCATCGCGTAAGGCGCCCATGATTTCTCTCCGCTCGCCGCGGGGCGTTGTGCGGTAGAACTTATGGTCGGACCAGTCCGGCACGCCTTCGCCGCGCACCAGCTCGGCAGCCAGCTTGATAAGGTCGTTGTGGACCGTTCTAAGATCCGATGACAGCGCTTCTTTCATGGTCCCAACTCCCGTTTGGCGTCAGCTACGAAGCTATCCGGGAACAGCACGCGGGCGCTGGAATGCTCTACGGCATACCGCAGTAGCCGCCTCAGTTCTTTGGCTGCGTCATTCCAGTGACGGCCATTTTTGTGATCGGGTCCGCACGAGGTGCAGTCCATGCACTGCGCGTACTGGATGCCGTCGCCGATGAAGATTCGGACGTCGGTGCCTGAGCACCAGGGGCATGGCAGCAATGCGACAGGCTCTGCAGTCACGGCGTCACCTTTGGCTCGTAGCAGTACTTGCAGTAACACGGGGTGTCGTGGGACACCCGAACTTCTCGGCAGGCCTCCTCGAACACCTCTCGCAGCCGCTCGACCTCAAGCGACAGCCTCATGATCCGGTCGCGGCTGGCGCAGCAGATCGCCTCGTGCCAGATATCCTGCCGCATCAGCATACGAACGCGGTTGGCTACCCATTCATCGCTCATGGTGCCGAATGCGTGGTGCTCGACGGGGACAGCGGCAGCCTTGGTGCGCATCGCGCTCTTGCCGGCCTCGTCGAGCTCCGGTGGCAACGCCCAACGCTCGAGGATCTGCTCCGCGGTAACCTGCCGATCTTCGGTCCGGTCGCATTTCTCGTTCACGCCGACTTCTCCTGCGGATAACGCTGATGATTCAGGACCAGCGTCCGCTTCCATTCCTCCGAATCGCGCGCGACCCACTGGAGCTGAAAGTCAGGCCCACAATGTTCGCGGTAGTTCTCGTGCTTCCAATCTGACGTGATGCCCATGTCATGCCGCGAGAACCCTTCGCCGCTCGACAGGTGCTCCGCGAGCACGTCTCCGCACTCGCACATCGCAACGCCCATCACGTCTCCGCCTGGAGTTGATCCGCTCACTCGGCCGGAGCCGCTACCCAGGGGGTAGCACGTGGCGTAGACATTTTTGTGGCTCACGAGATCAGTGGACACTGACTCAACTTTGGAATGCTCACCTGACATGATCACTCCCTCACTTGAAGGCCAAAGGGAACTTGACCGTCTCGGATCGACTTCCAGTGAGCGACGACGCTAGCGGCGGCTGTTTCTTCCTTCGCCTCCAGTCGCTTGCACGCTTCCTCCTGCAGCCACTTCCACGTATCGGGGCTGATGGAATTAAACTTGTCCGCGTACTGCGGATAGAGCGCGTCCTCGAACTTCAGGAGCCGCGCCGGGGTCTTCACGCCGTTCCAGGCATCCATGAACTCCCACATAATTGCGCCAGCCTGGAAGCCTGTAATGCCGCCTGACGGGCTGCGCTCGACAGCCCATGCCGCGCCTACAGCCGCAGCAGCCACCGCGTAGCAAATCGTGTTGTAGTCGTGCTCTACCTCGGATAGCTCCTTCACGAAGGCCGGGAGCGTCTCGAGCGTCTGGGCTTTGGCGCGCGTGTACCAGTCCTCGCGCAACGCCATCGTCTTGTCTTTGTTGTCGGTCATAGCAAGGTACCTTGTTGTGTAAAGTGAATCGTCTCGGCCATCACGTGAGCTTCCGCGGCAAGTGCAGCGTCGGCCGGCGGATCGGGTAGGACTTCGGAATGACCGGCGTGGGCTCGTCAGGCCACTCGAGGTTGGCGATCAGCCACATGGCCCAGTAGCTGATCTGGCCGCGGTGATGGCGATAGACCCGCAAGCGCTTGGCGTTACGCTGGCGGTACTCGCGGAAGTAGGCTCGAGCTACCTCGGGATCGCGGTGACTCATGCCTGTTCCTCATTCATAGCCGAGTCCACGCGTACCCATCGGAGCCAAGTTCTTAAGTGTTCATCAACCGCCTTTTTTGCGATTTCGACAGCCAATACACCAGGGAATCGGAACCATTCACGACTTGGATCTTCCGACCATAGATAACGATCCAATTCACCGTGAATTGCTCTTTCCACTTTGGTGGGGAAAGGGAGTAGATCGCTCGTATAGAGCGTAGCTTCCAACAGCGGATTAGCCTGACGGAGTGATTGCCAACGCTTCTCTGGCTGTTTGCTGATTCCGATCTTGACGAACTCTCCGCACGGGATTACGTAGAGATGCTTCCCATGGAGAATGGCGTGATCGACTGCTGCTCGTTGGCGGTCGAGGATGTTCATGCCGCCGAATCGGGAACAAAAATATTCGCAGCCCAATCGATTCGCAGCTGCGAAATTAGCCGACGCGGATCTCGATCTCGCCCAGTTCCTCTGGCCGTGGTTGCTCTTCGAGCCGGTTGAGCTCGGCGTCCGCCAGTTGCGCCTTGAGCTTGCGCACCTCGCTGCGCCAGGCGGCGAGCTGGGCCTCGTGCAGCCGGCAGGCGAGCACGGCACTCATGGATAGCCGCCAACCCTCGGGGGAATACAGGTGACCTTCCTTCAAAATCCAGCCGCGCCAAGCCGGGTCCAGAAACGACAGGTCGAGCGTGATCTTGGCATTGATGTACGCCAGCACGTAGGGAGGGGGCAAGTTGCTCCCCCTGCGCCACCGCCGGGCGGTCGTGATATCGATTCCGCAAAGACGCACTAAGTCCTTGATCGGAACCTGGGAAAGACTGGCGTAGCTGAGGTCCATGGGGTACATTATCCGCAGGTCCTGGTGCGCATAATGTATAGTATGAACAGCAACTTACAAGTATTATTCGCATCTGCGGTTATCCTAACTACCTGACATGTTGGATGTCGCATTTCCGCAGGTGCGAGAAGGCACGCGGGCAAGATGCTTCTTGTGTTCCGGCAGATGCTCCGGTCCGAGTTGCTTTCTCAGCTCGCGCAATATGGCGCATACCGTGGTCTCGGCGATGTTCCACATCTTCGCCAGATCCTTGATGGCAACACCCGCCTCACGGTAGCGGCGCATCTCGTGTTGATCTGACTGGGAGACTTTAAGGGGACGACCGCGTTTCATGTGAGCTCCACGTCGAAGCGATTCGACTTTGAGGCATTGGCGCGCGCGGAGAGGATCTGCAGGTTGTTCTCGACGTGCAGACCACTCACCCGGCGGCCGAATAGGGGAATCACATGGTCAACATGGTGAGCCGTTCCGGTCTCTCTCGAGATGCGGCGGCATTGGTCGTAGATTGCTGAGATCGCCTTTCCGTTTGCCCATGCTGGCATACGCTCAAGTAGTCTGGCGCGGCGCCGAGACCATCTAAAGATAGAGGAGGGGACTCGCCGTTGCTTGTGCAGCCAATCGTCGAGCATGTCGCGGGGGAATATCCAGGCGCGCCCAATCTTGCACGATGGGATCATGCCCGCCTGGGCGATCTCATACAGTTTATGGTGGCTTATCCCGAGGAACGCCGCGGCCTGATGCACGTCGAGATTCATCGTTCCATACCGCCCAATGCAGATCCCACAGCACCGGGGCCATGCGCCGTCTCAGGCACTTCACACGCCAGGTCAGCCACCACTCGCGCAGCTTGCCCATGATCCCTCCTCGGTAGGATCTTCGATGCCGGCCAGACTTTGGGTAACTTCAACTTATTCTGGACCCGCTCCCACAGCTCGCGCTCGCTTCCGTATGCTGCGTTGAACAACTTCCGGCCGTCGCTGATGGCATAGCGGTGCTTCGGCTCGATCCACTCCAACTGACTATCACTCCAATCCCCTTGGTGGTGACCCCGGCACAGGAAGATGGAAAAGTAATGTCCCATGCGCTGGCCGCCATCCAGAATGTGATGCAGCTCCAGGTGGTTCAGATTAGGAACACCTAACACCGCACACGCCACACAGCCGAAGGGCTTCATGGCCTCAATGCGCTCGCGTTCGTATTTGGTCGGGGGACGGGTGTGGTTCATGCTGCAAAACTCAGGATCTGTTCAGCCACGCTGCGCAACTGTTCCTCTGTCCAACTTTTGCAGACCGTTCCATTGAACACGCGCTGTAAAAGAACCTGAATCGTTGCGGAATAGAGCTTGTCGAAGCGTTCCTCACTCATGCTCGCCCACTTCAACGATTCAGGCTCGATTCGAACCTCACCTTTCAGATTGACGACGGGGTAGTAGAAGCCTGCAGAGATCGTGACGTCCTTTCGGAAGCGGTCGAAATCGGGAAGGACGGGTTGACCCTTGAACCGGATGGTCTGGGCAGACTCAGACCAATAGTCATAACCCAATTTCACCAACGCCCACCACTTCCGGAAGAAAGCGCCGTTGCGCATCTCGCGCGGCTCAACGAGGATGGTCGAGCCGAGCTTTTTCTTCTTCAGCCACTCGGCCGCTTCCTCGCAGGCGGGAAGCAAGCCGGTGGTCGATTTGGTGAACAGAAGGTCCATTTCAGAACGGAATGTCGTCGTCGAACTGATCATCGCCAGTAACCGGCGCCCGTTCTTCCGGCGGCGGCGGAGCCGGTGCACGTGCGGGGGTGTTCTTCGGCGGCATCAACCGCAGGCCACCCACCACGCGTCCGCCGAAGCTGACATTCGGGTCTACGTAGACCTTCACCTTCTTGCCCACCCACTGGTCGGAGTCGTCCCCGAACGCTTTCTCCAGCACGCGGATAGTGGTGACGTTGAGCGCCATCCCCTTGGCTTCCTCACGGAAGTAAAGGACCCACTTCTGCTGGCCATCGTCGCCGGGCATATCCTCCAGCTTCACGCCGCGGATGGTCATCACGCGGTCCTCGTCGAAGTCCTCTTTGCGCAGGAACTTGCTGACGATCATGTCTGATACTTTTGGCATGTCTTGTCTTACCTTGTTGGATAGTTACTTGATGAGCCCGAGGATGCGGGCTTCTGCTTCGGAAAACTCTTTCAAAAACGTCGATTGCTCGTTGGCCAGTTGCTCGGTTACCTCACGTGACCAGGCCTGGGCCTGCTCAAATCGCTCGTGCGCTTCTTGCTGGCGTTGCGCCTCAATCTGCGCGTAAGTCTTGCGGTCAGATGAATCCATTGGTCTCTCGTATCGACTTGGCCTTCAGGTACTCGCCGTAACGCAATCCTGTGTTCCAACACTCCACACACCAGCAGCCACGCGGATGCAGCTTCTCCGGCATGAGCGGGCCAAACTCCAGGGGACCTGGAAGGTCCGTCTGTTCCCTGCCGGTGGGGACCCAACGTCCCCACGCGGCTGACCAGCGAAATCGTTCATCTGCGGAAAGCTGTCCATCTACTGCCACCGATACGGCGGGCTCGTCCACGGCGTCTGCTCCCGCCTCCGTCGCAATCGATGGATCATTCGCCACGTTCTCGGATCGAACCAACTCAGGATCTGGAGTTGAGCCGGGATGCGCAGCGGTGGGGCGTGGGTTGGCCATTTCATCACTCGTTGTCCGCGATAGGGCCGCAGGAGCAGCGCGCTTTCGTCCGCGCGCCACAGGCATTGCACCAGGGGGTAGGATCGGAGTCGGCCTCAGAATCCAACACTTCCGCAACAAGCGGCGGAAGGGTCTTGCCGGGCAACGACTCCAGCTTGAGCGCCAAGTCCTTCGTGAACAGACTGATCGTGAAGGTCGAGTCGTCTTCTAACTTCAACTCGAACCGGTGGAGGCTATAGGCGTTTGGCGTTTCAGCAAACCACTGGTCTATCTGATGGCTGATAGACTTCACCTGATGGACCATCAGGGTGCCGGCGATCACGGGAACACCTTGCCCAACACGTTATCCAACGCCTCGAGCATCGAGGCACCGCGGGGGCTGTAGGCATCGAGCTTGATGCCGTTCGCCAACGTGCGCGTGGCCAGCGGCTGAACCGTGGGCACGTGATCCAGGATCGGCAACTGCGGCAGGAGCGCGTTCAGGAGCTGGATATAGCCCTGCCGGCCGTTACGGGGCCACAAGGGCAGTTCGTCCAAGCCCTCGCGCAGCAGGTCGATCTGTGCGGGCGTCAGTTCTAATTCCAGTTTCATGGTCGTCAGCTCCTCCCTTACTGGTAGATGCGGTGGAGACCGTTGTGGGGGACGAACTCGTACTTCTTCGAGCCGTCGAGGGACTCCATTGCGTACGCGTCAGGCGCGTAGTCACCAGGGGTCGGGATCTTCGCGGTGATGCGCAGGCTCAGAAAACCCACCTTGACCGTCTGACCGACTTCCCAGTTCTGCTTGCTGTTGCGGACCATCTTGAGACCCCATTGCGTGATGCGATGGGGAGAAGGTACAGCAAGCTAAACGGCAGGTCAAGCATGCTATACCAAAAAAGTAGCATGCTGCCTGCGACGCGACAAACGTCCGGTTATCGGCCGCTAAGAATCACGAGTGAGAGGGCAGGAAATGGCCAAGCATCGGGACAGGCTTGTGACGGACAACGTGATCTGGGTTAGCTTTCGGGCTTTTTCAAAGCCTTATACCGGCCGCTGGCGCCGCCGGGCGTCGCGCCGGAAACCAAATACTCTGCAGTGGTGTGCAAGACCTCGAGCAGCTTCAGCCACGTCTTGAGCTTTATATTCTGCGTGCCGCCGAGCTCCCACTGAGACACAGCACCTTTTGTGACGCCGACTAGCTTCGCTAGTTGAGCCTGGGTCAAGCCTTGGCCTTCTCGGCGCAGACGGATGCGTTCGCCCATTGTTTCCATGGGGAAAGCATAGAGAACACCCGGTATAGCATCCTTGACGTGGGAGTCTAACATGCTATACCTTGGTGCCATGCTCAAAACGGTCGCGATTGCCCATTTTGGTTCCCAGATCGCCCTAGCGAAAGCGCTGGGGGTGACGAAGGGTGCGGTGTCCTTGTGGGGCGAAGTCATCCCTGAGGGTAGCGCTTATAAATTGGAATCGCTGACCAAGGGTGTGCTGCGTGTTGATCCGCAGCTCTACACGAAACCTACTGCTCATTCGCGCTCCAGTATCTCGGCTCATTCGAGTTAATTTTTCTTTAGATACAACAAGCCTGCGTTGAGCAGGTTTTTTTAGGTCCACTAACTTTACTTAACACCATGAGCCTGCCGCTCAAAGATTTCCGCCTCGGCATCACAGAGTCCATCGACATATGGCTCGACGCAGAAGCGTCTGCGTTTGGCAAGGACAAGGCCGCCGTAGCTCGGGAAATTCTGCAGGATTGGGCGAAAAAGAAAGCGCATGCCCACAAGGTAGCAACGCGCCGCCTGACATCAAACGGAGCCCAGATGGATTGGGCCGGCGACGAGCCGGAAGATGACGGAGTCAGCCGGAAAGGTAAGTCCGCGTGAGCCGGTATTGCGACATAACACGCTTACTTCATGTTGGCGTAGTGTCCGCAACCGTTCCCTTCCCAGTGCGTCTTCTTGATGGTGTCCGCCAGATCTGTCCCGATTTGGATGCTGCAGGCGACCCCGAGTACCGCGCCATCAGGCATCGGGAAGCTTTGGGCGTACTGCCACGTATAGACCTTGTCGCCCACTACCTCCCGGCTTCCATCGGGGTATCCGAACATATCCACGGCAAAGTGAATGTTCAGCCCCGTGAGAAGGGTCATGCGCGCGTTCATGCGTTCCGCAACAGCCTTCTGCGCTGCCGCGTAATCGAAGGGCCGGGTTGTATCGGGCATGGCCGGGCGCGTGACGGACGGTCCCTCTGGCGTGGCGTAGAACCCCGGGAAATAGCACCCGCTCAGCAGCGCAGCCGCAGCGAAAACAGCGATTTTCATCGTTTGAGCCTCCCTCTGCCTTGTAACGGCAGTTCGCGGCCGAGCTTAAACCCTCGGCCGTTCTTTTGCCCGAAAGGTCAACACATGCAGTCCCCCAGCAGGGGTGTACTGCGGCCTGAGAGTCTGTTCGGTGCGGTATCGAACAGAGCCCCTTTTTTTGGCTGCTCGCTTTTTCGCGGGCACATCTCAACAGAGCAAGCAATCGCAGTGCCACGACGCGCTGCAGGTCGAGGTCGCCATGCGTAGTAACACATTCAGCGGCCCCCAGCTCCTCCTGGTGAGCCTGGTGTGTACCGGCGGGGTCATCGCCTGGCTGTGGCTGTGCTGGGAACTCTGGCGGGTCTTCGTGAGGGCGCTGCTGTCTTGAGCGGATGGATCAAACTCGAAAAGGATCTACTAACAGATCCTCGGTTCGTCGCTACCGCGATGGAGCTGGAAGAGCGTTATGGACTCGCGCACAAGGGCGTTACGGAGCGTAACGTTACGACGTTGCCGGCCTCAACGTTACTACTCGGCGCACTCGCTCGCATCTGGGTCATTGCAGACACGCACATCGGCGAGGACGACATTCTCGCCCTCAACGCTCACCAGATAGACAAGCTCGTCGGGATCAAAGGATTGTGCGAGATCCTGCCAGATGATTGGCTTCAAGTCCTCGACGGCGATCGGGTAAAACTTCCGAACTATCATGCACATAATGGTAGCACCGCCAAAGAGAGATCCGGTAACGCGTTACGCCAAAAAAGGTTCCGTGACAAACACAAACAGCCAACCGTTACATCACGTAACACCGTAACGTTACCAGACCAAGACCAAGACCTAGATAAGACTAAGAAGAAGAAAGCAGCAGAGGCGCGCAGTCGCGCGCTTTCGGTTGCTGGATTGGATCTGCAGGCGTGGGAGAGCTGGATCTCGTACCGCGCCGAGCGCAAACCCGCGATCAAGGCCACCAGCATCGTCGCAGCCGCGGAAGAGCTGGCGAAGTTCGGCGCCGAGCAAAGCGCTGTCGTGAAGCATTCCATCGCGAATGGCTATCAGGGGCTGTTCGCACCCAAGGCCGGCTTGAACGGCAAGCATCCCGAAGACACCGGTTGGAGGCCGAGCAAGTGAGACTCGAAGAATTCGACTCGTTCAAGGGCGAACTCAAGCAACTTTGCGCGACGCTCGGTAAGGCTTACACGGATGCACTTGGGGAGGCCTATTGGCGGGCGCTGCGGGATATCGATCTCGATGAGCTCCAGGCCCATGTCGAGCGCATCCTGTTGAATGCGACCGCCGAGACGAAATTCCCGAAGCCTGGGCAGTTGCGCAAGAAAGCTCGGGTTACGGATGGGGTGGTGAGTTCCCCGCAGACAATCGAGTTGCGTCAACGAAGTCTCGGTATGCAACTTGAGGAGATGGAACCGCTACATGCATGGCATCTGTTGGATTCGTATCTCGCGCGTGTTGAGGTGGAGGAAGATCCTGCTTCCCTGTTTTACGCCGAGCGATTCTCATGGTGTAAGGCGCAGGCTCAATTGCTCCTGAAGAATCACGGGCAGAAGTGGTGCGTCGCTGATTCCCATTGCATGCAGGTCGCGAGTCGATTGTTAGGTGGTGAGTACATAAGCGCCGAACATAACAAGCTGTGGAGCAATGTGGGATGAAGTGGGACAAACCCAACGGGGCAGTCCAACACAGCGCCCACGGCCGCTACAGCATCGTGCGTGCGGTTGAGACGGGACCTGTTTGGATTGCCTACTCAATGGGTCCGACGACAGCCGCCCAACTCGGTACGACGAACAGTGATGAGCTTGCTCGGCAAATCTGTGAGGACGATGAACGCGATCTGTTGGCGTTGCGGAGGGCAGGGTGAAGCACCAACCCGGTGAGCGCTGTGTGCATTTCACGCCTGCACTCTGGGTGAAATGGCGCGAGGCTCGAATCGCTGACACGCAGACACTGCAATTACGTCAGGGCATCGCGGAGTTTCGTTCCCTGCTCTCGACCCGCGAGTTGTTCCCCCAGACTTTGCGCGACTGGCGAGTGCAATCGTGAGATACGCCGCGAAACGCGATCAGGCCGAGCCGCCGATCCTCGAAGCATTGGAGCGCATCGGCGCCCAGGTCTGGCCGCTTGACTATCCGGTAGACCTCCTGGTGCGCTTCCGCGATCGCTGGCACCTGCTCGAGGTGAAGACCGGCCGCGGCAAGAAGCAAACCGTCGCGAAGGACAAACGCCAGGTTGCCCAACAGAACTTTCTCGCCACGACCGGAACGCCGATCGTGCGCACCCCGATAGAAGCTTTACGCGCGATCCGCGCAATACCCTAGGAGAGATCATGTCCACGCCCCCTGTGACCAACCCGACCACGTTCACGATCACCGACTCCAAAGGCGTTTCCGACAACGTCACGAGCTTCGATGTGGACTTCGGCCGCGCCACCGGTCAGTACACGCTGACCGCCTCTGTCCCGCTCGCCAATGTCACGGTCGACACGACCAAGAACACCTACAGCGGCAAGATCGAAGATCTGCACGAGCAGCTCGGAGCAGGGCAGTGGTTCGTCGCCGCGCGTGCGGTGAATGCCAATGGCGTCTCCGCCGAATCACCGGAAGCGACCTTCACCATCGTGCCGCCGGCCCCGAGTGCCCCCGAGGCTTTTACTGTCGCCTAGTCTGCTGGCTGCGCAGATGGCTACCGAAGAACTGCAGTTCATGCAAACAGTGCGGGTGTCCATGAACGCTGTCATGAAAGACGACCGACCCATGCGATTGGAAGACGGACTGCAATCCGTTGATTCGCTTGCCGACCGCTATTACCGCCGGCAGCATTCGGGAGGATCACTCCATCCTCTGGAGGCGATGCGTCTGATGCATGATGGAGCGGTCTTGGGAGGCGCCTCCGCGCCAATGCCCGACGATGAGCTGGCGTTTGATCAAATAAGAGCAACTGCTCCCACAAGGGAGCGGGCCACAATGGATTGCTGGTATTCGACAGGCGGCTCGGCCCAACAGAAAGCCAAACGGTTGGGAATGTCGCGCGCTTCGCTCTATCTGCTCTGGAAGACTGCGTTGTCATATTTCCGTGGACGACTTCACGCGAAAGGGATTGCAGTCTGAACGTCTAAACTATACAGTCGGCTCAAATGGGGTTCCTACCCCACCTACCAAAGCCCGCCTCGCGCGGGCTTTTTTCATTTCTGGGGATGCCTTCATGAATCTGGTGCAGACGACTCAAGGTCTGATGGATCTCTCACGGCTGGAGGTCAAGGACGTCGTCGAAGTGGGCGACAACTATCGCAAGATCGCGACCGAATACCGTCTGGGAGGTGAACTCGTGCGCCGCGAAGTAACGGTAACCGCACTGCGCCCCATTGAAACCGTCGCGGAGCAGGGTGTCATCAATGGCTAACTCTACCGCCATCTGCACGAGCTTCAAGGCCGAACTGATGCTCGGTGCCCACCAGTTCGGCGCGGTCACCATCGTCTCGCGTACGAGCCTGACCGCTCCGACAACCGACAGCCTCAAAGCGTCCCTGTACCTCACCACCGCCTCGATCGGGGCTTCCACCACCGCTTATACGGCCACAGGTGAAGTCTCGGGCACCAACTACAGTGCGGGCGGTGTGGCCGTCACTAACGCCACGGCGCCCACCACCTCAGGAACGACTGGCTACTGGACTCCGTCGGCCGCGATCGTCTATACGACGGTCACTCTCTCGACCGCCTTCGATACTGTCCTGCTCTATAACTCGACGCAGAGCAACCGGGCGATTCTCGCGTTCAACTTCGGCAGCACCACGGTGACCGCCGGTACGCTGACCTTGAACATGCCGACAAACGCGGCCGGTACCGCACTGATCAATCTGGCTTAGCGATGTGCGGGCTCAATTCTCACTCGGATCTCTAGCAGCCAGTACCGCGCCGGGATATTCAACCGCTTTCCCGCTGACTCAAAACCCGATCTCCGAAGGCGGAGCATGGGCCAATGGGGGGATCGATCCTCCGCGCACGAATGTGCAGACGGATGGGGTGCATGCCTTCGGCACCATGTCCTCGTTCGACGGCACGAACTATCCCGATTCGGTCGCTTTATTGACTTCAACCTATCCCGCTAACCAGTGGGTGCAGGGAGTCATCTATAATAGCGGCGCTCTGTCAGGACTCGAAGTTGAACTGCTTCTGCGCGGCACAGCCGGGACTACCTCGTTCCCTTACTACGAACTGGACTGGGTCTATAGCAGCCAGGAGTTGAATCTCGTCATCAACAACGGGCCGGACAACAGTTTTACGATCCTGGCCACTGTCACCACCAACGTCAATTTATCGGACAGCATTGTCCTTTATGGTCAGATGGTCGGTACCGTCATCACGGCCAAGTGCGGTAGCAATACGGTCCTGACCTACGATACGGCCGGTGACAGTGTGAAGCTCTCGAGCGGCACGCCGGGAATGGGCTTCTGGAATGAGACGGGCAGCTCGGCCAACAGTACGAAGTTCGGCTTGCGCTCCTTCTCGGCGGGCGTGATATGACGATTGGTGTCCATACCCAGGCACCGACTGCGACACAGGGCGCATCCGTCACGACGCCCTCAGTCACGACCCAAGCTAGTGGTAGCGCGCTCTTTCTGATCTGCTGCGTCAATAACGCAGGGTTCGGCACCACTCCGGTTCAGGATTCCAAGAGCAATACCTGGACCCAGCTTGGTACGGATCTGACGATCCCGTCCTCGCCCAGCTCGACCATGCGGGTCTATCAGTGTCTGAGCGCCACGGGTGGTTCCGGCCATACGTTTACGCTCAATCCCGCAGCGACCGCCTACCCGGCGCTTCTGATGGTCGAGGTGACCAATCCGGCCGCCTCCCCGACTGTCACTCAGAACCGTCAATCTGACACGACTTCTCCTTACACGTCGCCCACCATCTCACCGGCGACTGCCACGACGCTGATCGGCGCGATCTTCACCGATGCGCCCAGTGGCACGGAAGTCGATACGTGGGGCGGGTCGTTCGCCTCAGGCGACAAGATCGAGGAGATTGGCAACGCCAATACGAGCATCACGGGCTCGATGGCTGCGAACGTGCAAAGCGCGGGTGGCACGTTCAACAGCTCCGTGACGGTCTCGGGCGTCACCGTCACCAACAGCGGTGTCTGGATTATTGCGGTTCAGACCGCCTCTTCCGGTACCAATGTCAATCTCACCGGGCAGACCATCACCTCTTCCGAGGGGACCGTCTCCCGCAACGTCACCCTGGCGCTGAGCGGCCAGACGGCGACGTTCAGTGAGGGCGCGCTCAGTCTCAATCTCGGCTATAGCCTGAATGACGGTGTCCCACTCACCGGACAGACCGCGACATTCGCGGAAGGGACGCCCACCGAGACACTGAGTTATGCCCTGACCGGGCAGATCGGCACTTTCAGTGAGGGCATCCCGACCGGATCCGTCTCCTATATGTTGGGCGCGCAGACCGCGACGTTCACCGAAGGGACGATCTCGGCGAGCTCGGGGGGCAATGTCACGCTCAGTCTGAGCGGACAAACGGCCAATTTCTCGCAAGGGTTACTGGCGGCTCAGATCGGCCCGGCGCTTACCGCATTGACGGTAACCTCGAGCGAAGGGTCCCTGACTCCCGCGCCGAGCTATGCGCTCAGTGGCCTCACCGGCACGTTTACGCAAGGCACACTCACTCCCCAAACGAGCGGGGATGTGACGCTTTCCTTGACCGGACTGCAGGCCGTGTTCAGCGCCGGTACGATCTGGGTCAGTGGCGCGGATGCGGGCGGCGATACCCATGATCCCGGACTGCGGAAGCGCAAAAAGCGCTTCGATGACAGCGCTCAGACCCAGATCATCCGGGAGAGTCGGCTCAAACCCAAGCGCGCCAAAGCGCCTGTCATGGAGTCTGTCGCTGAGCCTAAGCCCATTCCGCCAGCCATGGACTCGCCCGAGGACGAAGAAATGCTCGCCACTCTGATGGCTGCTGATGACAGCGCCACCACGGCATTGGTCGAGGAAGCCTTAACCCTTTTGAGGACATTGCAGTAATGCCGAGCAAAAGCCCCGCGCAGCATCGTCTGATGGAAGCGGTCGCGCACAATTCGAAGTTCGCCAAAAAGGCGGGAATTCCACAGAAGGTCGGCAAGGAGTTTGCCGCCGCCGATCAAGGCCATCCCGGCCGCGTTGAACGACTCAAATCACGAGGTAAGTGAGATGGCGATTGCATTCACCAAGGGCGATACGATGAAGTCGACCCGCATGATCAGTAAGCCCGCAGTCGGCCATCGAAGCAATTCGATGAAAGGCATGCCGGGCCACATCAAAACCGGCCAGGACACCAGCTCCGGGGGCTTGAAGAACTCCAGTGGCATCGGCCCCCATAAGCCGGGACCTATCGGCAAGAAGGGCGGAACGTCGGTGAAAGCGCACTTTACCGCCGAGAAGTCCCGCGGATCATCCGACAAATCCTACCGTGCCACCTCCACCGGTCCCGCCGGCAAGATCACGCAAGGCAAGATGGAATCCCTGCGCGGCCGCGCCAAATTCTCCATGGAGCGCTAATCATGCCCTCACGCAGTTATCCCGGCGGTAATCCCGTCGGGAACATGAATACTGACATCGGCTTCGTCACCGCTGTCAGCCTCATCACGAAAGCCTCCGGCACCGCTCAGGCCGGCTACGTCGCGGAATCTGACCTGATTGTGGTCACGGGGGCCAATGCTTCTAATACCGCGATTACCTTGCCGGATCCGGCCCTCACCGGTTACGGCATCGGCGACTTCTATGAGTTCGTGAATAACACGACCCAGGCCTGTGTGATCTTTCCGCCCTCGGGAGGCAAGATCAATAACGGTTCCGCCAACGCCTCCGCCGCACTCGCTGCCAGCAAGTCCGTGCGCGTCTATGTGACGGGTATTACCTCCGGCTCGACGACGTTCATCACGCTCACTGGCGCCTAATCCTCTCTCGCTCCACCCTCATGGGAAGCACTCGATGGCCGCTCGACTCAATCCCCGTAACCAGCAATCCGTCCGCGACAAGATCCAAGCCACCCAGTTGGTGAAGCGCTTGCAGGATGAGGCACTTGGTCTGATCGAAATGACCGATGGTCAACGTGATTCGGCGAAGTTCCTGCTCGGTCGCTGCATATCGCCCCCCACTCCACGCGATGACGATGGCGAGAAGCCCAAAGGCGCCGTCCTGATCACGTGGCAACCATAGTCATCCCGTACAAGCCACGCGTTCAATTCAAGGGGTTCCACAACCGTACCCACCGCTGGGCCACGATCGTCGCTCACCGCCGGTGTGGGAAGACCGTCGCCTGCGTCAATGATCTGATCAAGCGCGCAGTGGTGGAGAAGAAAGAGCGCGGCCGATACGCCTATATCGCCCCCTTCTACAGCCAGGCCAAGCAGGTCGCCTGGGAGTATCTGAAGTACTTCTCGGCCCCGATTCAGATCGAGGAGCCCCGCGAGTCCGACCTATCCGTAAAGGTCATGGGTGAGTCGGTGATCCGGCTCTATGGCGCGGATAACCCGAACACGCTGCGCGGCATGTACTTCGATGGCGTCGTATTGGACGAATTCGGGGATATGAAGCCCTCGATGTGGGCTGAGGTCATTCGACCGGCGCTCTCAGACCGCAAAGGCTGGGCTGTCTTCATCGGCACCCCCAAGGGCAAGAACGCGTTCTGGGAAGTCTGGGATCGCGCTAGAAAGGCACCAGACGAATTCGCGGTGATGCTCAAGGCGAGCCAGACCGGAATCATTCCGCAGGACGAGCTTGACGACGCGCGCCGCTCAATGACGGCCGATCAGTACGCGCAGGAATACGAGTGCAGCTTCGAGGCCGCCATCCAGGGCGCCATCTACGGCGTCTGGATGCGTGAGGCCCTCGAGCAGGATCGCATCAAGGCCGTGCCCTACGATCCGAAACTGCCGGTTCATACGAGCTGGGATCTAGGCTTCGATGACTCGACCGCCATCTGGTTCTGGCAGATCACGTTCGGGGAAATCCGCCTCATCGATTACTACGAATCCAACGGTCATGGTGTTCCGCATTACACCGACCTGATCAAGGACAAGGGCTACACCTATGGACGCCACTGGGTGCCCCACGATGCGGCGAATGAACTGATGGCCGCCGGTGGACGCTCCATCGTGAATCAGATGTGGGATGCCGGAGTGAAGGCATCGATCATCCCTGCGACCAGCCAGCAGAACAGCATCGAGGCCACGCGTATGACGCTACCACGATGTTGGTTCGATGAGACGAAGTGCGCGCAGGGTATAGAAGCCTTGCGGCAGTACCAGTTCGAGTTCGATGAGGACAAGAAGACGTTCAAGTCCAAACCTCGACACGACTGGGCGAGTCACGGCTCGGACGCCTTCGAGATCATCGCGCAGGTCTGGCGCAATCCTGAGGGCGAGCGCGTGACGCCCAAGCCGCGCTTTCTACATGAGACGACCGCGGACGAAGTGTTCTGGCCCAAACAGAAAGACCCTTTCAGACGGGAGCGTATCTAGATGGCAATCGGTGCAGTGGAAGTCGGCAAGGCCGTCAATATCACGTCCTCTCAGGCGATTGCCGGGGGCACCGCGATGGCGCGCACCTATCCCGGTGGCTCCAACAATCCCGCGAGCGTGGCGGAAACAACGGCATTGGCTGGCACCATCCTCGGCTTCTACGTCAATAGCACCAGTTCAGGCACGATTGCCTTGTCCGCCGGCACGGCCTCTGGCGGTGCTGCACTGACCGGCACGATCACGCCATCGGTCGGTTGGAACTTCCTGCCCATCACTGAGCCGACGGGCATCTATTGCACGATCGGCGCCACCATCAATGTAACGTTCGTGGTTGTCGAATAACGATGGCCGACGAGGTCGCCTACACGCCATACGTCAAGCTCTGGAAGGACGAGATTGATCTGTATGAGCGCACCATGGAGAAGTGGTGCAAGCGTGGGAAGAAAATCTACAAGCGCTACAAGGATGTGCGATCTGCGCGTGAGGAAGCTGTTACCCGTTTCAACGTCCTCTGGTCCAACGTCCAAACCCGTCTGCCCGCTCTCTATGCCCGTGATCCCAAACCCGAAGTCGAGCGCCGCTTCAAGGATCGTGATCCGGTCGGCCGCCAGGTCGCCGAGATTCTCGAGCGTGCCCTCGACTACACCATCCAGCATTGCAACCCTTTCGGGCGCATCGTCCGCCAGGCCGTGCTCGACTACGAGCTCCCCGGACGGGGGACCATCTGGGTCCGCTATGTCCCGCATTTCCACAAGGTGGAACTGACTCCGGAACAGAGCCCTGCCGGAGGGGGGGCGCCGGCCGATACTGCACTTGAAGGCAAAGCGGTAACCCAGGAAGAGCGGGAGGAGGGCGAAGAGCTTACCAACCAGGCGCAGGACGAGGTTGAAGACGAAACCCTTGGCTATGAAGAGACCATCCTCGACTACGTCTATTGGGAGGACTTCGGCCACACCTGGGCCCGCACATGGGATGAAGTGCGCGGCGTCTGGCGTCGGATCTACCTGACCCGCGAGGAACTGAAAGCCCGCTTCAATCTCAGCAAGAGTGAGCTGGATCAAATCCCGCTCGACTGGTCCCCCAAGAACCTGAATGACGGCAAGATCGACACGAAGCAGAAGAAAGCGATCGTGTATGAGATCTGGGACAAACAGGAGCATGAGGTCTGCTGGATCATCAAGACCTATCCGAAGGAGTTGGAGAAGAAGGACGATCCGCTGCACCTTGAGCACTTCTTCCCCTGTCCGCCGCCTTTGTACGCAAACCTTGCCTCTGATGAGCTGATCCCCACGCCGAACTTCGTCTATTACGCTGATCAGGCGGCCGAGATTGACGAGCTATCGACCCGCATTACCGCCATCGGCAAGGCGCTCAAGGTCTGCGGTATCTACGATTCGAGTGCGCCGGGGTTGGACCGGTTGCTGGCTGAGGGCGTCGAGAACCAGTTGATTCCCATCGATGGCTGGATGGCACTCAAGGAGAAGGGCGGCATTGAGGGCATCATGGAGTTGATGCCGCTCAAGGACATCGCGGAAGCCTTGGGTCAGCTTCGCGAGCAGCGCCAGACCATGATCGATGACGTCTATCAGATCACTGGACTGTCCGACATCATTCGTGGGTTGAGTGAGCCCGAAGAGACGGCTACTGCCCAACAGATCAAGGGCCAGTTTGCGGTCCTGCGCATCTCGGATGCCCAGCAGGAAGTGCAGCGCTTCTGCCGCGACATCCTGCGCATCTGTGCCGAGATCATTGCCGATTACGATATCGAGACTCTGAAGAAGATCAGCGGCGTCAAGCTGCTAACGAATGCGGAGAAGGCCGCTGTTACTCAACAGATCGCAATGTCCCAAATGCCTGGAATGGGTGGAGGTCCAGGGCCCGGGGGAAATCCCGCACCACCTGTGCAAGGCGGTGCTCCCCCCGCAGGAGGACCGCCGGCAGGTCCTGGAGCGGGTGTACCGCAGCCAGGTCAACAGCCGGGAGCAGGCGTTGACCCCGAAAAGATCCGGCTGCTGAAAGAGCCGAGCTGGGAAGAGGTCGAGGCCTTACTCAAGAATCCCGTGTTGCGGGAATTCCGCATCGACATCGAGACGGACTCCACTATCCGCACGGACGAGGACGCCGATCGCAGCGCCCGC